TAGGATATTTAGTTAATCTTGGAAGAGGGCATTGGATTTGTTATAAAAGAATGTATTTAAATACAACAAATGATCTTTTTTATAGAATTAACTCATTTAACTCAAATATTACAGATTCACGACCATTAAAAAAATTAATAGAATATGAAAATAATAATACTAACTTATATGTATTTGCTATATATCAAAACAAAACAAATAATCTTGATATATTTACTAAGTTAACAAGGATAAATAATAAAAAAAAATATTATTATGAACGACTTGTAAGTAATAAACTTGATTATGAATGGAAAAAATTTATTAAAAATATTACGTCAAAACTTATAGAAATCACAGAATATAAATCTACAGAAAAACGAATACAAATTATGGCTTATATAAAATTAATTCCAAATGATATAATAAGCAATGATATAAAACAAAAAATTATTTCGTTACCCGATGTAAAACAAAAAATGGTAGTAGAAATTTTTGCAAATAATATTAAACAAAATATAAATTTGTTAGATAAAATACAAATAATCAAAGAAACAAATAATTATATAGAAAAAAATGAGGTTGAGATATGTATCACCACATTTAAAGCTACAGACAGATTTTTATACAATCTAAATAATACCGATACTTATAATAATAAATTAACAGATGGAATAACTACTATTGATAAATTGCTTAATTTAAAAATAACAGTAGATGTTAAAAAAAATATCAAAAATCCTGAAGCACCATATTACAAAGCAATTGAAAAACTTAAAACAGAATTAACAACGCGATTAAACCAAGCAGGAGGAAGTAACACCATTCCACCAAAATCTAAACCCAACCCCATCCCCATCTCCAAATCTACAATTAAAATAACATCAAATAAAAAACCCAATAAACGGACAAAGACAAGAAAGCATGCAAATAAAATAACACATAAGTTAAAAGATAGTATCAATGCAACTACAACTACAACTAAAAATAAAAAGAAAACAAGAAAACATATACATAAAAATACAGTAATAGCACGGTAATACACTGTATAATCTTTATTCATTATAAGTTCAATATTTATTATAATGAATATATATCAAAAAAACCACAATCCACTCCTCCAACAAAATCTAGAACAAAATCTAGAATTTATTTTTCAAGAATCGATATGTGAAATATGAAATGAAAGAAACGCATAATGATAGCGGTAGTGTTTCATAGGGTTGATTGCATATTTTATTGATAACTAATGCGCTTGTTACCGGTGCATCTAAGAATGGACTTAAAAATGATGTCATACCCAAATACATGAGATTTTGAGGAAGAATCGGTGTATATTTGGAGAATACCGATCCAAGTCCGCATCCGATTGTCATGGTAGGAATAACAAGACCACCCGTTAGCCCCGACCCAATAGATACAATACAGTTAATTATTCTACCAAAAACACTATACGGATTGAAACGATTAAGTGTATCAAATTTTCCTTCTTTTTCCAATTTTCGTAGTTTTTCCAATTCTGCATGATTATTTGACTTTTCTAATTCTTTTAATTTTTGTTGATTAATAACGGCTTGAAACCCTTCATTTATAGCAGACTCTCCGATACCCATAGTTAAAAACCCCAATTTTTTAATAATAAAAGCAATCAAAAAACCAAAAGCTATAACATAATAATTATTATATTTTGAGTTTTTAATATAGTCGAATAAATAATTAATCGACTTAAAAAACAGTAACGATAATACTCCCATAAATGCGGCAAATAATGCAATATATCCGAAATGATCCAATTGAAAAGTAAGTTTATCTATTTTTATTAAAGTATCGGTTTCTCCTACTAAATAATAAATAAACGGTATAGCACAAACCATAACCCCAAAATTAGAAAAAAAGTTTATATCTGTATTTATTATCATATGTTCTAAAATGTATGTAAATGTAGAAATCATCGAGCCATATACAATCGTAAAACCCATTGCATATCCCAAATATATGATTAATTCGGTATATATATCACTCAATCCTAGTATTTTTTTAGATTTAAAGTAAATATATAGTAACAAACATATACATGAATATATAATGACACCCTCGTTTCCTAAGCCGACACCTGCCGAAATTGCTAGTAGAGAAAATATGTAAATTGCGATATTAGACATACCTCCTACAAATAAATCATTTTTAGAATAGGAGTTTGCATGAGTATCTACACTAGTAATCATTTTTTTAATATATAATTCAAAATATCCATCTGATAGTTCAAATGTATTTGCTTTAGATGCTAACCAAAACATGATAGGAACATATAAAAATATATATTTCGGTAAATTAACTAAATTGTATTTTGTATTTTCTTGAACAGTATTGTATATATTCAAATAACGTTTATTTATAAATATTATTACAAATATTGCAACAATAAAGAATATAATTGTTTTAAATATTGTAAAATTTGCTATAGTAGTCATTGTAGTATTGGTTATATTTTCGATGTAGTATATGTGGTATATGTGGTATATGTGGTATATGTAGTATATATAAAATTCGGTATAATATAATTAGGTATAATATAACTGTATAATATTATTTAACATTATTTAATATTTCGTTAAAAAGCAAAATATTACATTACATATCTTCAATACCATCACCAAATATATCATTAAATGCAATCATCATTTGTTCAATATAGGACGAATTCGTTGCAAGAGAATTGCATACATTTTCTGAAATAGCGATAGCTAATTCGACACGACAAAAGAATTTCGAAAATTGTAAATTATGTGTTCTCAATATTTTATTAATTTCATAAATTTCTTCCCCCCCGAAAAATTTAGAATCGACGCTTAATACTCTACCACATACAACAGAAATATCGTTAACTAGCGTTATTTTTATTTCCTCTTTTATCGATTTAGTCTCGCATGATTTTGCGTTTCCCGGAACTATATTTTCAGATAAACTTTCTACAATAAATTTCGCCAATTCAATGTGATCTCTGCTAACAAGGATTTTAAAAAACATAAAAAATACATTCTGTTCTTCTCTTGTCATTGCGCCTATAATACCATAATCTATTATACCTATTCTTAATCCAGGAGACGTGTAGCTGGACTCGTCGATGATATAATCATCTTTCATAAAAATGATATTACCAGAGTGTAAATCAGCATGATATATCGAGTCATAAAATACACATTTTAAATTAAATTTGGATAATATTTTAGAATATTCATATTTGTCGCATGGTAAAATATGTTCAATTCTTTTGCCTTCTAATTTTTCCATTATAATAGCACATGGATTAGTTTCGGTAAAATACGAATATACCTTTGGTATACAAATCGTTTTAACATCTTTAAATTTATCACGAAAAAGTTCTATATTTGCGACTTCATTTAAAAAGTCTAATTGTTTTGTCATTATTTCACGATTTTCTTCGAATAAGTCTTTTATATTTAAATCGCAAACATGTGGTATTTTTTCACATATATTTACTAGTAAATTTAATTCGTTCATTGATTTATTAAATTTTTCGATAATATTGTTACGACGGTATTTAATAATAATATTCTGTCCATTTAATTTACCGGTATAAATAAGTGCAATATTTCCTGATTTAATAGGAGTTTCACTGTCAATCGAAAGTTCGTCTCCGTTATTTCGCGCAATATTAATTAAATCGTATAATCCATTATAGTTGATTTCGGATATATCGTATTTTACGTTATCGGTATACGTAACAAAATGATGGAACAATTCATTATCAACTAAATTATTGCTATTTGCAAATGCTTGGAATATTTTTGTAAAAAATATGTTTTTTTCCGACATTTTTATAGTAATACCCATTATCATATGATTATAATCCTCTTGTGTTTTTTTTGATAATTTATAAGTTAAATAATATTTTGCATATATTCCCATAACACTTGTTAAAAACCACGAATTAGATAAACCATGCATAAACGATGTTTTTATATTATTAAAAAAGAAATGTAAATTATTCAATATTTTATTCCTTATGTCTGTGGTTGTATTTGTATCATCACTGTCATCACCGTGATCACCATGATCACTGCCATTGTGTTCATCGTGTTTATTATCGCGATCTTCGTGTATATACGTTTCTGATTCTATATCGTCACTAACAGCTTGTGTTGGTTGTCCGGGTTGTCCAGGTTGAGTCGTTTGTTTTAATCTGTGATACATAATATGGTGTTAATAATATATGTATTTTATCTTTATATATTTAAATATTTGAACATTTAAAATTGAATATTAAACATTGAATATTAAACATTGAATATTTAATATTTAATAATAAAAATCCGACCCCCTTATGCTATTTCTATAAATTGTTTTAAATGTAAGAACATTTTTTTCATAATAAGTCCCAGTATATTTTCCATATATATAGGTAATGTGTGTGCTAATTCGAATTTGAAAATATAATTTATATTTATTTTATGGTTTGATTCGAAATTTATAATCATAGTTGATATAATATTTTTAACTTTTTCATAATTTTGCAGCTCTTCTGTATAGGGATAATCTATATCTACACTTGTATATATATGTTTTTCATTTGTAATATTAGCAATTGTGCGTATATACATATATTTCGGCTTAATTCCCAGTTCTTTTCCAAAAGGTTTAAATAAAAAAAGCACCTCGATTTCATTTGGGGAAATCCATTTTTTTATTTCTATTTTTTCAAAATTAGCTTTATTTAAATTGAAAAGTAAATCATACATATTTAGATTTATTATATCGTGTAAATTTTTATTTTTATTTTCTAAATTAAATTGTAACAAAAATATATTACACGATTTTTCTCGTTTTAAATATACTTGTTCTTTTGTGCAAACGGTTTTAAAATCATAATTATATATTTCTTCGATCATATTGTTTTTTATTTGTTGTTCCATTAACAAACTATTAGCGCCAACCATATTCACATTTATATTCATATTCATTATAATCTGCTTTACTTTATTTCTAAATACTGTTAAAATATCTAAATAATATTATAATTAAATTATAACTTAATCATATTATTGTAATATTATTGTAATATTATTGTAATATTATTGTAATATTATTGTAATATTATATTTTTCTATATTATAGTATACAAAAGGTAAAAACAGTAACAACATCAACAAACACAATGAGTAAAACAGGATTATCACAGGTCACAAAAAACAATAATAATACAGTAATATCATATATTTTATTAGTTGCTCCAATCGTATTGGGTATGGGTTCTGGTTATTTTGTATCTCGTAAAAAAATCCCCAAAGTTAAATCCCCATATAAACCCCCCTCATGGTTATTTGGTGTTGTATGGCCGATATTATATTTATTATTAGGCTATTCATCTTATATAATATGGAACAGTAGTGTTGTAGATGCAAAAACTAAAACAACGTATTTATTTCTATACGCTATTCAGGTTATATTGGTTATATCATGGTGGCCATATTTTATATATTTTCCGAATAAATTATTTGCAACAATAACTCTAATATTATTAGCTATATTTGCGGGTGTAGTTGCTTTACTTTTTTTCACGATTGTTCCACGTGCGGCATACTGTTTAATACCATATGTTATTTGGCTATCATTTGCTTCTTTTTTAACATCACAGACGTGAGCACAGACATCAGGTGAATATCACAAGAGCATAAAACTAAAAATAAAATATATTATAAATCGAAAATTAGCTCAATATTTTTAACAAGATTTACTTTATTTAAAACCATTTCTTGGTTTGTTTTATATTCGGCGATATATTTATTAGGGTTTCTTAAAACAGTATTAATAATGACTATATCTCTAGTAATGTTTCCTGTAAGTGGAATTGTATGTTTGGGGAAATATTCTTCTATTTTTTTACACCCCCAGTAAAGCGGGATTGTATTATTTATAAAAGGGTTTATTATTTTCTCGGTAAAATAGTGTGCATGACTCGTATTTTCAATTGCAATTGTAAACATGTAATCTTTGCACATTTCCTCCATTGTTTTGAAACCACCTTTAATATATTTACTATCAGGGAATTCTCGTTTATAAATATCGACCCCGTTACCCCATATATCGATTGGCCATTTATATTTTAGAATGTGTTGAACGATCATATGACGATATCGGTGTCCGGGTGTATATGTTTTTTTTGAAACCATAATCGACATTAGTTTAGATTTTTGTGGTCTAAAAGGCATCGGCTTAGGTGTTTCATAAAATAGAAAACCGTGATGTCCTACAAAAGTAGGTGTCGGAAATTTATCAACGCTTCCGATAAAATATTTCCCGATATTTTTAACGGCATATTCAATAAAATTATTATGATGAATTTTTAGAAATGGTGTATCGTGTGGTTCTTGAGCAAACCCGATGACATTTTTAGCTTCTACTTGTAAATTTTCAGGAGTAGGGCAGTTCAATATAATTGCATGCGTATATGTTTCGGTTGTTGTAAAATATATTTTCTTGGTTTTTCCGTAATAGTCTATATTTTGAACAAGACATTGTCTTTCGTATTCTTGTTTGCAGTGTCCTGAAGAACAATAATCGCTAAAAAATTTAATTCGTATATATTTCGATTTAAAATCATCTACAATCTTTTTGAACTCTGTGGTTTCATAGCATTCTTTATAGTGTGTAAGGATTTTTGAATCTATATGTTTTACTGTTATATCGCTGATATTATATAATACGCAGTTATGAATAGCACATTGAATCCATAAAGCATTTAATATGAATTCAATATTCGTATTTTTGGATGTGTATGTGGATATAGATATCTCTAGGTATTTTAAAATACTTTTTTTAATAACTACGGTAGAATTTATAAACGGGTTTATTTTTAATATATTATGATGGTATAATTCTCCTTCTGGGATATTAATATATAATGGTTCTTTTTCATACCAACTCTTACTTCCTATAACATCTATCCGATTAAATTTTAAAATAATACTTGACTGTAATTCTAATTTATTTGGTGCCCAAATATCATTTATATTTAAAATAGCGATATGGTTATATTTGCATTCATTCGTAGATACCTTTATGATTGCTTTTAATGGCGTATTTATATCACTATCATAATATTTTATAATGTCTATACGACTGTCAATTTCTTTATAGTTTTGTATTATCTGGTTGTCTGACTGTGAAACATTATATAATACGATTTTTAATTCCCAATCTTGGTGTTTTTGATTTATGATTGAAGTAATAGAATCATCAATTGATTTTTCAGTATAATTATTTGTATTTTCGATGTTATCACCATTGTCAATTAATGCTATTATAGAAATCATTTATATTGTTATGTTATTGTTATTTATAATACAATATGTATATAATACAATATGTATATAATACAATACTATACTCTTTAATTTATTATTATTTTATGATATTTGAATATAACAAATATCATACAATTAACATGTATGTATTTAAAGCACGCTAGCAACAGTGGCGACTTTACCTGCAATACTACCTACCTGTCTTACAGCAGGTATAAACTTTTTGGTAAACCAACTTTTAGGGGCAGGGGTCAGGGCAGAGGCAGTAGAAAAAGGTGAATGAGAGGATGCAGTAAAAGGAGCGGGTTTGCTAAAATTTAACAAATGGACATTAGAGACTGCATGTGCATGTGCGTGTGCATGTGCGTGTGCGTGAGCAGGCTTAACAACAGAGTAGTTAAACATCGGAAAGTCAGAAAGCAGGAGGGGGTCAAAGAGGTTATAATATAATACAATATTTTATTTTATATTGTAATTAGTATTATTCTTATTTTTATTGTAATATTATCTAAATATCCAATATATTAAATATCTAAACTAATTGTATTTCGTTCAGATTTAGGTTTACGTTTTGATTTACTGGGCATATTCTCATTTTGCAAATCTTTCATGTCTGATATACTAATCGTGCTTCCTTTATCTTCAGATACTTGATTTGCATTTGTGTTTGAATTTGAATTTGAATTTGAATGTCCGATATTTACAGATTTGGTTTTCAACCCAGATAGAATATTACCAATATCAGAAGGCCCTCTCATTTCAGGGCGCGGATTTTGGGGAAGAGGTGGAGGAACCCCACGCGATGATTTTGATTCAAAAGGATTAATATAATTATCGGATAGATTAACACCATCATTCATATTTCCTCTTCCAAAATTCAAATCAGGGCGATTTGAAATATCACCCTCTCTTCTAGGAGGAGGAATTGAATTCGGACCCTTTGTTGCCACTGGAGGAGGAGGAGGGCGTTGATTATTAAAATTGCTAGGTGGCTGCTGTTGCTGCTGTTGTTGTGCTCCACCACCCCCCATACCACCCATCATATCTCCCATAAAGTTACCGAAATTGGGTGATGATTGTGACATGGTATTTACAGCGGCTTGTGTAAACTGTTTCATAAGTTCGGGATTTTGGCGCATAATATCGTCCATACCAGGCATTGCGGATTTAAACATGGTATTTGTCATATGAAGCATAATCGCGCTTCCTCCAAGTTGGAAAAGAAGTTTCAATTCTGGTGCCATCTTTGCTTTTGATTTATATTTCTCATGCAACTCGGCAAAAATCTCATCATAGTCGTCTACATTTTCATTAATTTGTTCCGACCATCCATCGAGCTTCAAATCAAAGGGATCAAATTTATTATTTAAAAATTCTATACCTGTAATTGCCGTCATAAGAAGTTTCTGCTGAAATTTAATACTATTTTTCTTTTCTCTTTCTTCTACATGCGTCTCATATTCGCCTTTCATTTCAAGAAGAGATGACTCCATTGTATATTTTTTTGTAAGACGAATCCCTTTCGTCTCCAATTCTTCTAATTTTTGAAGAATTTTAAATTTCTCGCGAAGTAAGTCTTCTCTCGACATTTGCGGTGTAGAATCAAGCGGTGCATCAGGGTTCATAGGAACGTTACTGAATTTACCAAATCCATCCCATGTTTTTTTATCAGGATCTGTATTTGCAGTTGATGCACCTACGCCGCTAGTATTGCTTCCGCCGATAGGTGGCCCACTTAATCCTCCAATATTAAATTTAGAATCGGAATATCCACCATCGCTCTGATCGTCATTATTGTCATAACTATTTAATCTTATAGAACCACCTCCGCTAAATAAATCAGATTTGAAATTTTTAGTTACTTTATTGAAATTTACAGAATCAGATAACTCGTTTAATTCATCCTCCAATTCAGTCAAATCTTCCAATCCGATATTTCCATCACCGCCACCTCCACCTCCTTTACCACCACCCGATTTTAGTTTATCATTCATTAAAAGCTCTAAACCTCCTCCAAAGTTTACAGATTTACTTCCACCTCCACGGCCACCACCGCCACCACCGCCACCACCCCTATTCCCCCCCATAAAACTATTATCAAGATCCGATAAATTCCCAAGTTCAATGATTTCGTCAGCCATATTACTTATATTCTAGAACTTTAATTTTAAGTTTGTGCGCATTATAAATATATAATAATTATTGTAATAAATAATAATTATTGTAATTAAATATTGTATTACGATTTTATCTATATTCTCTATATTCTCTATATTCTCTATATTCTCTATATTTCTACAATGCGATATCAATATTTATCATTTTTTTTAATGTAAGATAATATATACCTTGTAAGAAACAATCCGCCAAATCATCTTTTTTTTTATTTTTTTCTAAACATCCTCTATATTTTTCAAATTGTGGTAATTTTTCTAGTAATTCTTTTGTTACTTCTACACTTTCTATTTTTCGTTCCGTATATGTTGTTTTCTTTTTCGTCATAAACATTTTTAACTTATTTGCTGCTGATATAAATTCTATGCATGGAGTTCCTCTCATTATAAAATATTGAGCTATCATACCTTGTAATGTCTTCATTCTACTCGCAATCGTGCTTATCTGATTCTCTATAATTACAATATCTATTTTATATTTTCCCAGCCCTCCCATTATTCCTATATCTCCTATATGTCCTGAGTCGAGATTTGTATAAGGATTAATAAATTTATCTAATTCTGTCATCATATTTTTACCAAGCGTCAGTAAATCTATCTGATCTGCACGTATATTTTCTATATTTTCTAAATAGTTTGTTTCTAATTCCCGCTGTATCATATCTAACATTTGTTCTTTTGTATTCTTCTGTCGTTTTTGTATCGTTGGATTTATTTGAGTTATAGATACATTTGGGATATTTGGGATACTATAGACTAGAGACGTAAGAGGTTCGTGAGATATATCATAAATCGGTTTAATATTATATTTATCAATTATTCCCTGAATATCTACCAATTTCCTCTTTTTTACTTTTGTAATATCTAATTCACTAGGTGGTATTTTAAATTTACACTTTTTTGCATGTTTATTGCAATAATATTCACTTTCTATATATTCGATTGCATTTTCGTCACCATGTTCACCATCTTCGTTAGGAGCGATTTTAATCGTTTTACAATATTTAGCATTTTCACCACAGTTATTAATTCCACCGTTGTTACATTTTTTAACTATAGGAGTGCATAAATTAATAACTTCCCATTGCAATACTTTATAGTCGCTTGTATTATTTGCATCATCGCTTACTTGGAATAAACAATATGCTAAATTTTTCATACCTACATCGAAACTAAGAATATTTTTCATTTAATATATTTAATATATTTTATATACTTTACAAAGTATATTTTTATATTTGTTATATATTTGTTATATATTTGTTATATAGTTTTTATTAATTATGGTTATATTGATATATTATAATTACAGCCGGCATTATAAAATCTCATGTTCTTTTGTGAGTGTAGCATTATGTAGCATAGTAAATGTTTTATTCTCGGTAGAAAAGAAGTTTGGATATAATATGCTCCAGTCTAAAGTATCGTCAAGTAAAGTCAATTTCGTGTATATGTATCCGATAAGCGCGCTACAAAAGAACCGCGATGTTTTTTGTGGATGCCTGTCTTTTTTACAGTATGATTCAATCCAATCGGTTATAACAATATCATATGGTTTATCATAAACTACACGATGTATTTCTTTCAAGATGTCATTATTAAAAATTTTGTAATATTCGTCTTCTGAATTGAAAAGTATTCTGCGTGAATATATTTTACCACCATATGTTTGTATAAAGTGTTCATATGGTATTAATTGAACGCCGAATTTTTTGGTGTTATCATCGGGGTCAGGAACATCAGATATTCCTGAAGTCCATACGAACGTGCCTTTTAGTGGTGTATTTGTGAACTCGGGATCAACGACAATCATACCTACATGCGAAAAATCGCTTTTAGTCATAAATTTAATAAACCAACTGAAGATGCCCCACGAACCGTATTGAAGGTCATCACATACAAGAAGATCACCAGTTTTAAGTGTGTGTGTGTGCATATATGCGTGAGTGTTTGCATCTTTTGCTAAATCGGTTGAAGCGAGCAAAACATGCGATTCAGACATTTGTATAATTCTATAATAGATATAATATAATATATTATAGAATATATATTATATATTATTTTAAATATTTTGATTTCGGGACACGTCTTGTTCCATGTCCATTTTTTTTTACTGATTTTAATGCCATTTTATATGCTTTACTTTTTTTATGGTTACATCCTTCATCTAATATTTTAAAATCAACAGCAGCGCTTTTACCTCCTGTAATTGCACTAGCTAATCTAGCTCTCCCCCATGATTGTGCGCTTTGATTCGGACGACTACCTGAAGAATAGTATGCACCTTCACCTTTACTTTCTATTTTTTTTAACGCGTTTATGCTACATCCTGTTTTGTGTGATAACTCTTTTGATGGAACGATATGTTCTATGCCATATATTTTTCTTGCTCGCAAAATATGGGGTGATACTTTATGCGGATATGATTTCACATGTTTTCGTGTATAATATTTATGTTTTTTATATAATTTTCTAGATTTATCTAGTTGTTTTTTTTCATATGTAGTATCCGGTTTAGTCAGTATACTGGGTAAATATTTAGATGCGTAATATTTTAGTTTTAGCTTCATCTTTATCTTTACCTTTTTCCTAATTATTATATTTTATTATATTTTGTATTAACAATATACTATTGCTTATATAATATAAAATTATTATATAATATAAAATAAATAATAAATATATAGCTAATAAAATATTTTAAATGATAACAGGCATATATTTTAAACTTATATGTTTGTTTGTATTGTTATTTATAGTATGTTATTTTTCTGAAAGAATTATAAATAAAAAATCGTATGAAAAGGGGAAACCGATTAATAAAGTAGTAATACCTGATATCATCCAAGAAAATATACCAAATATGCGAAACTTGGATATTATTAGTGATTTGTTTGTTTGTTTTATAACATTTACTTTTTTCGTTATCTTTTTATTAAATGGAAATTACAAATATCTTATATTTTACTTTTTTGTATTTTTACTGATGCGAATTATTACATTTATTTATTACATCTCTACTACACTTCCAGATAGCAGTAAGACGTGCACATATGGAACCGATTTTTTTACAACCGCGATGACAATGGGTTCATGTAACAATCTGGGAATTAGTGGCCATTTTGTAAATATAGTTTTTCAACTTGGGCTTCTTTATCGTTATTACGGTTCAGGATATTGGTTTCTTTATTTAATTGCATACATATTAGCATTTATGTTAATATGTGCATCTAGAAATCATTACACAATAGACTGTATTACGTCGACATTCGTAGCATTATTTTTTATTTATGAGATTAATAATATTCAAAAAGGGTTAAACTACGTAATCGGTAAAAAATATTTTAATTTGTGAGTTATTATTCCGCGATTGGAGGTAGACGTCTTTTTCCTATACCCGTTCTGGGAACTAAGTAAACATCCTTATTTAAATCACTTACACGAATTGCACTTGAACTACGTTTACTTGCACTAGGTGCTATTGGAACTACACTAGATGCTCTTGATGCTTTAGGAGCTGCGCTTGATGCTCTTGATGCTTTAGGAGCTGCTCTTGATGCTTTAGGAGCTGCGCTTGATGCTGCGCTATTTCTACTAGCTTCGGCTGCCTCGCCAAAACTCATACCTTCACCTTTCTTTGTTTCATCTGATATTTTGAAAAATCCCGTTGGGACACGTGTTGCCATTTTTTTAAATCTAGGAGAATTTTTATCCAAATCTACACCTACTTGTAAACGTCCATATCTTTTTTTGGCAATGTTAGCTACTTTAGGAGCAAGTTTTAATCTTGCATTTGCAGCTCTTAACCTAACATTTATTGCATCAATTTCTGCACGAGCAATTCTAGAAGTATTTTCATCTTTAGATGTATAAGCTTCTTTTAAATATTTTAATCTTTCAAATATTTCGTGCATCTGATATTCACTTAAAGTCCCGTATAATGCATCTTTATATTGGTGTAAGTCGATGGTATAAGTTTCGGTTGAAACGGTTCTGTCTTTATTGGCTTTCTGAGTTTTAAGTTCTTCCTCGTGGCGTATAACTAATGCTAGAATAAGAGGATTTGTAGTATCTTTAATATTTTGTGTTATAACGCATGCATCACCTCCACATATTTGATATGACGCTTGCCCTGCACTTTTATTAGCAACTGATTTAACACTATAGTTTCCAACTAATTTTGAAGATAATGATATAGGTATATCATGTGGATGTTGGGGATGTAATCGTTGATGTTCTGCATGTCTTGGTATTAATTGTAAATCTCCAATCATATGCGCTAACTCTTCAACAAACTGGTCCTCTGCTCTGAATCCGCGATCATTTCTTCCTCTTCTACTTCTTTGTGTAGATGATTTCGGAGCTTGAGATTTAGGCACCCCCCCATATTGGTATGATTTTTTGGTTCTATGGTGTAGTAGACGTTTTTTAGTCCCGCAACGGTTAGTTCTGCGATGATTATGTTTTCGTCTAACCGTTTTCATATATTCTTATATATAATATAAAGATATATAATACAAGTATCTGAAATATAATTATAATTAAAAAATAATTATAATTAAAAAATAATTATAATTATACACCCTTAATGACCCTTAATCGCCCTTAATCATCCTAAATATATATTTAATTTTAATTTGCACGAGGAATACCTCGCGTTAAATATTCAGACTGTGAAATAGAAGGTGCCATCATACGACTTTGCAATTCATGACGTGAAAGATAAACGTTTTTAAGATCACTTGTTTCATATCCAAAAGGCTGGCTATTATCTAACGCAGATGAAAAAACATAAGGTGTATTTGATTGTGTTACAGGATTTTGTGCCCCTGTATACATGACAGGACATGCACCACAGTTATTGCAAGAGGATACAGAATTTGCTTGCATAATTTTAACGGCATTTTTTTGTAAAAATGTTCTATAGTCCCAGTTTGAAGTGATATTATTATTTTCGCGGATTTTATCATTTACAACAGCACCTGGTTGCCATGTGGCATAGTTGCGTCCATCCATCATAATAGGAGGAAAATTAAAATGAATATTATTTGAACCTGAGTAACAAGTAGCCCAAGACATTATTTATGTTTTATTGTTTTATTTATTAATATAATATAATATATACTAAAACTAGATAAAAATAATATTAATATGATTTTGAATTAATATGATTTTGAATTAATATGATTTTGAATTAATATGATTTTGAATTAATATGATTTTGAATTATATAAAATAATGGACAGTGTAAATGTAATTATGATAAATGTTTAATAAGCTCTTTTTTAGTTAATTTATTAATAGACGATTCGCTCATATTAGAACCATCAGATGCTAGTTTATTTTTAAGAAGTTGTCTAAGAGATTGCACATTCATGGAATTATGGTCGGTATGTGTGTCAGAATCTTTGTTCTTGTAAACAGCTTTTACTAAAAGGTTATCTAAAGAATTATCAACTGAAACAATTTCTGAAATATTATCCGAAATATTTTCTGTTTCTAAATCATTTTGATTATTTGTTTCAATAGTAACTGTATTTTCCTTAATCTCATGAATCTCATGAATCTCGTGTCCTTCCATGTCAGAGGTTACCGATTCACTATCGGATTCACTATCATTATCGCTAGAACATTCGTCATCGTCTTGATCTTGATCTTCATCTTCCTCGTCGTGATTGGCATTTTTATTATACATCTCGTTATCATTTTCATTTTTAGAATACAAAGGATGAGATAACTCGATTATTTTCACATCGGGTCCTTCTAAATGTTCTACTAAATGCGAATCATGGTTTCCAGTAAATAAGATTTTCTTTGTTGTAGAGTTATTATTATTATTATTATTATTATTATTCCCCCCTTCGATATCATCATCACTTTCACTACCACTGTCGCTGCCACTTTCGCCATCACTCTCGTCACTGTCGCTACCACTTTCACTATCGCTATCACTGCCACTCTCACTTTCGCTATCATTATCGGAAACATCGATTAATTCATTTGTTTTATTTACTTCACTAAATCTATTCATATCGTGCGCGATAGATTCTGATACTAGTTCTTCATTAGATTTACCTTGAATCATACTTACTAAATTATGATTATTATTATTCATCGACATAATAACACTTTGCAATACTTTTGCTTGTTCGCGCTGTGTAAGCTCTAAAATTCTATATTTATATTTTATATAATAGTATAATGCAGCTCCAATTAATAATGTAACTAATATACTAAAAATAGTTTGTGAATTAAATAGAGACATCTTTTATTTTTATACATAAATAAAAATAAAATATTTAACGCTTAATGTTATTTTGCTAATTTGCTAATTTGCTATTTTGCTAATTTGCTATTTTAAATAATTACAACAATTCTAGAATTCTTTTAGTATTATTAATAATTACATCAGGATATTCTAAATCATATAAAACTTTTATTCCTCCTTTAATTGTAGATATTCCCCTTTTAATTTTATATAAATATTCTACATTATGATCTGATGTAACATTTACACTCATGTGATAATTTTTAACATTTTTATTAGATTTTAAATTCTTGCACAGTTCAATATAATGTGTTGTAAGCATTAAATCCACATTTTTCATACCCGAAAGATAATCTATATAACCATATGCACTTGCTACAGCTTCATATGGATTTGTGCCTGAATATAATTCATCAAAAATGCAAAAATGGTTTTTATCTTTATTTTTTTCTAAACAATCCAAAATCTCTTTACATCTTCTTGATTCCGCTTGAAACAAACTATCGCGTCCTGATGTATCTGGGATATTCAAGTAACAATGCAAATAGTCATAGGGTATTACTTCTGCTGTTTCATAAAATCCGTATCCTATCTGTTGCGATAATATAATATTCATCAAGGTGGATTTTATAACTGTTGTTTTACCTGCAGCATTTGGTCCTGTAATTATAATTTTCTTGTCTATTGTTACATCATTCTTTACTGGGTTGTCATAGGGTGGATAATATAATTGTGTGAACCTTGTTACATTTTTGGTTGCGGACTTTGCTGATTTGTCGGACTTTGCGGATTTGTCGGACTTTGCGGATTTGTCGGACTTTGCAGATTTGTCGGACTTTGCTGATTTGTCGGACTTATTTTTTTTATGATGTTTTTTCTTTTTTTTATCACTGTCCTCATCCTCCGCCTCCACATCCACATCCACCTCATCATCACCTGAATGTTTACTAATAAATGCACAAGGATTTATTTTACCGTCATCGATTATATTCTTGACGTGGTCAACTTGCTCATAAAATGCATTGAATCCAAAACTATAATCTACACACTGTTTGATATCATTATCAACAAATATTTCATAATTTAGTTTCATAATTTTACCAATATCCAACATCTTTACAAATGAAATTTTAAACGGTTTTATTTTATCGAATACCTTGCATAATTTTTCCAATTTTTCTTTATTGCGTGAAAGATCTTCTGTAAAAGTGCTATATGTTTCCAATTTAGACGAGATTGATATAATATGTGTCATATTGCGAGATGTATATTTAAAATAGTCACGAAGAATGAAAATATTTTTATGAATTAAAATCATATTTTTGTAGAATTGATGACATGATACTATATTTTGATAAACCTGAATAATATAAAATACAAAAGACATTAATACGTATATGCGTTTATCCCATGGCATACTAGAAAAATCAAGCAATGAGAACATTTTGCCAATAGGATGTGTTGCAAATATTTTCTTAAGTGTCGCAATATATCCACTTACAGTAACATCTATTTTCTGAAATTTTAGAATAAAAAATGGAATAACAAGTAAAATAAGAGGAGAAAGAAGCGAAATAACTGGAGATGTAAGATTGTAAAGACTCAATAATTGCAAAAATCCAGGCGATTTATTAAGACGATCTAAAATCGGAATTTCAATATAATTGAAACGTTGTTTGAAATTTTTATCGCCTGCAATATCAATCCATAATTTATCTATTTTTTCAAAAATATCATGTGGATTAATAACTAATTCTACGCCATCATGTGTATCCATTTTTACTACCGCTTTTAAATCCCCACCATATTGATTCGTATAAGACTTGTAAAAATTCTGGGAATCTTTTAAAAATGCAACATCCGTTGTATAATATTTACTCCACTCATTTAAAAACTTTTTGCTAAATATAGATTCCGGCTTTAAAATATGCGAATACATAGATACCCCTTCAGGATCTTTTGATTCAATAAGTTCTAAATCATTTAAAATATTCGTATTTATTTCTTCTTTTTTTTCTAAATACGATATTGGGAATTGGAATGAAGAGGTTGGTTTAGCGACGGTGGTGGTGTCGGGGGTGGTGGTGGTGGAACTATTGCTCGTATTATTCTCGCTAATATTTCCATTCAAAGCATCTAGTTTTTTAATCTGTTCATTTTTTAATTCTGTTAAAAAGTTTTCTAGATCAAACATAGTTTTATTTATATGTTAAAATATTAATAATAAAATAAAAATACGAATTTATTTTATTATTGTTTCGTGTTTCGTGTTTCGTGTTTCGTGTTCCGTGTTTCGTGTTCCTTGTTACGATTTAAGAAACATGTTAATACACGTTAATCGATTATAATATTTGAAGGTAGTTCTTCTACAATCGTTTGATAATGTCTCTCAATATCTTTCATAGTCTTAATATCCCACCGAGTTACAAAGTTGATCGCCGTGCCTTTCCTGCCCCATCGTCCAGACCTCCCAATACGATGCAAATAATTAAAAATACATTTAGGCAAATCAAAATTCAAAACTGTTCTCACCTGTTGCACATCAATACCACGCGATGTTACATTCGAAGAAATCAAAACACGATGTTTCCCTGCCTTGAAATCGCTATATGCTTCGTCACGTTTTGATTTCTCCATATTACTATGAATACAGCAAACAGGAAAACCGTCATTCGTCATCGCGTCGGTTAGATCCATTACCCTCTTAATACTATTGCAATAAATAATACATTGCGACATTGAAATAATATTGAAAATATCCTTTAGTGTTGCATATTTTTGCGAGTCGTCGTTTAATGCAACATAATACTGCTTGATTCCCTCCAAGGTAAGCATTTCAGATTTAACCAAGATACGCACAGGGTTACGCATAAATTTATCCGTAAGAGATTGCAACTCATTGGGCATTGTTGCACTAAACAATCCAACCTGGACATCGGAATTCAAATATTGAAAAATATTATAGATTTGATCTTTAAATCCCACCGAAAGCATTTCATCAGCCTCATCCAATACAAGCAAGTTAATATCCTTTGAGACAATATGATTCCTTCGCATCATATCATAAACACGTCCAGGACAGCCGACAATAACATGCGGCATTATAGTTTTCAACTGGTGTGCATCCTCATCCGTTGATGTGCCACCGATAAGAAGATGGAATCGGATATCTTTAATCATGGAACCAATAGATGTAATTACGTCAAAAATCTGTTTCGCAAGTTCCCTTGTTGGTGCTAAAATCATCGCCTGTGTTTTATTCGTTTCTGTATTTACCTTTTGCAATACACCAATTGTAAAAACACCAGTTTTACCCGTGCCTGACTGTGCTTGTGCAATAATATCTTTTTTGTCAAAAATAGTAAGCAACGCTTTACGTTGAATCAAACTTGGAGTATCAAAACCATATGCATAAATTCCGCGAATAAGTTCTTCGCTTATAATACCTTCCAAGTCTTCCCATTTATCAAATTCTTTTGGGGTATATTCGATATCAGTGTATGTATCCGTGGGTGCATCTGTCGGAGTAGAAGCGGGAGAAGCAGGATTAATAACAGTTGTATTATCAGTGTTCATAACAAGACCGCCACCTACGTCACCATTGCTACCGCTACCGCCACCGCCACCGCCACCGCCACTTGAAATATTAGACCTTGAAATATTTCTATTATTTCTAGTATTATCATATCTATTATTTGTATCTCTACTATTCACGTCATATCTATTATTCGTATCACGATTATTTCCAAACGGTGTTACTTTAGTAGTATCGTCGTCATTTCTATATCTATGATTATTGCTATTGCTTCCTGTTCCAGAACTTGACCCAGGGCCGGATCCATTACTATTTCCATTATTATATCTATTATTACGATTTGGGGGAGGGTATTTTCCTGACATTCTATATTATATATTTTAATACATTTAAGTATTTATCTATTATTTATTATTTAGTAAATTACAAAGCTCTAAATCATCGATATCATTAAAATTATAAGAGTCAAAATATGTTTTATCTCTAATATTATTGGTTGACATATTACAAGCATCCCCTCGTGTAGCTTTTACATCCATAAACCATTTTAGTGATTGAATAGCATAGTGATTAAGATGTAATGCAGAATTTTCAAGTATTTCTTCGTTTATTCTAACAAAACTTTCATTTTTATGAATATGGTTATTTTTTTGTATATAGGATGTTAAATAATTTTTATTTGATGTATTGCTACTATGAATATCAAGTTTTAATAAATATTTGGTTCTAATAATACATTTACTATAAATATATTTTACTCTTCCTTCGATTATAAATGATCTAAAATTATTATATTTACCGCTATCATTATTTATTCTTTTTGTAAAAGATGAAATTACACTACCAGGTTGTTCTTTATCCATCGTGTCAAAATAATTTGAACCAAACATTTTCCATGGAATAAATACTTGAGAAAAACTATTATGAACTTTTGATAAAAAATCTTTAATAGAATTACAATATTTTCTACCATATATGAACTCATCTAAATCACACACGATTACCCATTCATATGCTTTACATTTGTTTAAATAATATTTATTGTAAAGTTTCGTTTGTGAAAATTTAGTTGGATCTATTACTAATTCTACCTTGTTATTTTTTATATATGGTTCTAAAATATTGTAGTAGTTGTCAGTGCTACCATTATCTATCATAAAAAATTTATCTACTCCTTGATATAAATAATGCTCTATCCATTCTTTAATTATGTGAGATTCATTTTTAAAAATAGCAACAACGCACAATGAGTTCGACATAAAGTTAATTACTATATTATTTTTATATTATTTGTATGTAATATTGTATATTATTTGTATGTAATATTGTATGTTATTTGTATATTGCATATAAAAAGATTAATTATATTAAAATAGATATAAACAAATGTTAATATATAATATTAGGATTTTATGACTACTACGTTTCCAGTGAAAATTACAAAACAATATACTATTTCTGATTATGAAGATATAACAAATGCAGGGTTTACGTGTATTTTATCACAAGAGACTTTAGATATAATATCAAAATTATCTGAACAGGTTGGTGCTCCAACTTATATAAAAACTCCTATTTTTTTAAAAAAAGAAGGAAGAAGTTCTATTGGTATGGGGAGTATGATTGGTGGCGGTGGCGGTGGTGGTTCTGTTGGTGGAATTGGAGGTATGGGTGGTATGGGTGGTGGTTTTAAAAAAACAAAATCAAAATCATCTGAGATTAGTGATGAAGATTGGGATGTGATACGTGCTTTTCAAACAACTCAAAAACATGTAAGTGAGGGAATTGAAAAGAATATGGAAAATATTAGAGGTTATTTAAATAAAATTACGGATACAAATGAAGAAGCAATGGTAAAGGATATTAAGGCGGAAATCTATCAGTTAGTTAATCATGATACATCTCAGGAAAATATGATGAAGATTGGACATGCGATTTTTAATATTGCTAGTTCTAATAGTTTTTATTCAGCTTTATATGCAAGATTATTCAAATCTTTAATGAGCGATTATGATATATTTAAGAAAATATTTGAAGACAATTTTAAAGAGTTTATTAATTTGTTTGAATCTATCGAATTTGTAGACCATAAGAAAAATTACGATAAATTTTGCGAGTATACAAAAACAAATGATAAACGCAGAGCTATGAGCTTATTTGTAGTTAACTTGATGATAAATAATATTATTGAAAAAACAGAAATTATCGAGATTATGAAACAGTTGCAAACACTTATAATGAATTATATGCGCAAAACAGATAAATCAAATGAAGTCGAAGAATTAACGGAGAATTTGTTTATTATTATAACTAAATCGAAAGTTTTTTTAACAAATGATGAAACCACAAAAGAAGCATGGGATGGTATTGTTAAAAATATTGAATTTATTACTATTTTGAAACCGAAAATGAAAGAATATCCGAGTATAACAAACAAGACTATTTTTAAACATATGGATATATTTGAAGAAGTTTCTTCTAATTAAGATTTAATATTTAAGATTTAAGATTTAGGCTTAGTTTAGGCTTAGTTTAGGCTTATTGATGTTAATAATGTTGTCGATGTTAATAATAAATTAAAAAATATAAATATTTATATAAACATAATAATAGTAAAGATATTATACTACATACTATTATTATGTTTGAAATGTTAGTTGATAATACAGTAAAAGAAAAAAATAAAAAAGAATGGCAAAGAATTAATAATATTTGGTTAGAAGTTAAAAATAACAATAAGTATCGAAATCCGGAATTATATGATACTGAATCCGACGACTCATGTGAGTTTGAATCAACAAGCAAACCACAAAAAGAATTAAAAAGAGCAGATAGTAGTTATGATGAGTTGTTGCATGCACACGATTGTGTAATAACTGAAAAAAATGAAATAGAATGCACTACTCCGAATATATATGATGGTATTGAAGATTCAAAAACACATTTTACATCATCATCCGATGGTAGTAATGATAATGATAATGATAACTACAATGAACATGATAACCAATACGACAAAGAAACCGAAAATGTATATAGGATTACAATGTATGAAATAAAAAATAAATATAAAATAGAAAATTCTTATATGTTGGAATTAGATTATTCGATGAATTATAATATGAAAATGTTGACTCATATTGCGAATTATTATAATATTATTAAAAATAATAAAAACGGATTGGGAGTAGTAGCTGTAGCAGTAGCGGTAGCAGGAACAAAAACACCCAAAACACCAAAAACAAAAAAACTTCTTAAACCAGAATTAATAAAAGAAATTATTTTATTTGAAACAGATGAATCGAATCACCATATCGTATTAAAATTTAGAAAAATGTTAGAAAAAATAGATGAACTTAAAAGGGATAAATATTTTTCATCTTTTATTTTATTTTCTTGATATTTTCTTGATATTTTCTTGATATTTTATTAATATTTTATTAATATTTTATTAATATTTTATTAATATTTTATTAATATTTTAATTTATCATAATTACTAATAATTACTAATAATATAAAATGTGCATGTTATAATAATATAAAAATAATTATTTTATATTATAATACGATGAGTTCGATTTCAGAAGTAATACATTCTATTAGCGATATAAAACATTGTTTATATATTAACTTGGAATCTAGACCCGATAGAAAAACACATATTGAAGAACAGTTAACAGAAATTGGTTTACACCCGATTAGATTCAATGCTATTAAATTAAAAAACGGAAGAATCGGATGCAGTATGAGTCATTTGAAATGTCTACAAATTGCAAAACAAAGTAACTGGCCTCATGTTATGATTTGCGAAGATGATTTAAAGATTTTAAATAATGCACAATTTATATCCCATATAAATAAATTTTTTAGTATCCACGGACAAGGTGATAATTCTATTAAAAATAAATGGAATGTATTGCTACTTGCAGGAAATAATGTCCCTCCTTACCAGAAAATAGACGACACATGTATCCAAGTTTCTCATTGTCAAACTACAACGGGATATATTGTAAAACAATCTTATTACGATATTTTAATTAATAATATAAAAATGGGTGTTGAACATTTGATGAAGACACCAGACCTACATATCGTCTATGCGATTGATAAATTTTGGATTAAATTACAAAAACAACACATGTGGTATATGCTTGCACCGGTTGTTGCAGTTCAAAGAGAAGATTATAGCGATATTGAAGAAAGAAAAACAAACTACGAAAATATAATGAAAGATTTAGATAAGCCACATTTAGTGCATCAACAGCAACATATACAGCAAACACAAAATAATAAAGCCTCGCTACTTTCTACAATACCTTCACTGTCGTCTGTTCCTTCTATGTCAATGATGTTGAAAAAATGAGTTATATTGTCGTGTTATGTTGTAAACGATATTTTATGCCAAGATGGAGGAAATAAATCCTTTGTATTATGCTGCGATAATTGCGGACCAAACCATTTTTCAGGATAACATACTATTTTGTGAGGATTGGTATTAAAATATGCTGCCCACCAACTAAAACTACTATTTGCAATTATGTTATGCTGACAACAGCTCATTAATAATAATTCTTGCCAGTCTTCTATTTCAGACTCGGGATTGGAATTCGCTCTTTCAAATTCCAGTTCCAAGGGTAATTCAGATTCCATGCATTTTATTTTTATTTTATTTATTTTGGTTTCTACTTCTATCATGTCTGTATTTTCACAAAAATATAAAATTGTCCATTTTGTATTATCTGTGTGCAATCTATTTAAAATAGATTTTATACTATTTATACTATTTATATAATATTCTACACCAAGAATGGGGTGGCAATTTTGTAAAAATTTATAGTCACCTATTCTAAAATGCATTGATATTACATTTTTATTCTCATATTTTTTATAAAATGTATTTCTTACCGCTTGCATTGATTCATTCAACTTTATATATTGTGAAATGGTGTTATAATATTTGTCGAAATATTTATAACTTTGATAGTAACCGTATAATATAATACCGCCTGTTTTTTTAATAATATCATGCGAAATTTGTATTTTATCATATTTAAAATCTTTTTCTTTATAAAGTGGTAATTTCACATTTTTAATATCTACAATTGTTGCATATTTATTTAAATCTTTCAAAAAACTACCCCAATATTTATCATTTCGAGAATCAGATGCTAATTTATTCTTTGGGAAATTAAACACGGTTTTTGTCTCAATAGATAATGCAATCGTCGTATAAATTTGAAATAATTGATTCCCTAGCCCTCCCATAATAACACACGTAATCATGTATTTGATGTGTTTGATGTGTTATATGTGTTTGATGTGTTTGATGTGTTATATGTGTTTGTTTTTTTATATAAATTACTGTAGATATATTATATATTTATGTTATTATTTATATTATTATTTTTTAATTATTTATAGGTATAAATAATTAAATATATAAAATTAATATGTATAGTTATTATAATGGTGCGTTCTAAGCTTGTTCCAAGTATTAATTATCCAGAAATAAAAGCACTAGAGTCTTCAGATACAAAACATGAAAATTATAATGCCCCACTATACGAAGCATCTGTTTTAGGTATTAATACGATTATAAGTATAGGACAAATTAAAAATACATTTGTGGCACAAAATATTGTATATTATCCCATCTATCTTATTAAGAATGACAAGGTAATATCTCAAATAGGGGTATATGAATTATTTCAAACCGATATTCCCTTATTGATGGACGACGAGGGTGATATCAATCTAGAAAAGGCTCCTGCTCCTTTATTATATTCATTTGTTAAAAAATCTTTGATTCAGCAAGCTATATATATTCCAAAGGGTGCGGATGTTGTGCTTGAGAAGAAACCTGTTAGTAAAAAACCGATTTCTCTCGAATCTATCGAATCTCTTGCGAATAAAAGTATGGCGGGTATGGCGAGTATGGCGAGTATGGCGGGTATAGCAGGCGAAGAAGAAGGCGAGGGTGAAGAAGGCGAAGATTCCGCATTACAAGCAGCAATCCGTGCGTCTCTTGAACCGGTGCGTTTATCAGACGTGCCTTTAAAAAGAAAAAATATTCCTGTTCAAAATATAGAACAATCTCTTGCTGAAAATAAGGCATATCGTCATATTAAAGATGAAGCATGGATTCAATCATATTATCATAATAATAATTTCAAGGTAATTAGAAATCAAGGTGGTGGCGACTGTTTATTTATGGCAGTTTGTCAGGCATTTTTAACGATTGAACCGGATAGTGATATAAGTGTTATTAAGTTGAGAAGAATGTTAGCTGAAGTATTAACTGAAAGTCAATTTACGGATTATAGGGAACGATATGAGATGTTTTCAGCTACGTTAAAAGAATTGCGTGATGAAAATAAACAATTATCCGAATCTAATAAAGATCTAGCACAACGTGCAGCAGCTCCCAATTTATCACCAAATGATAAACTTACTTTAAAGCTTCAATCGGATGAAAATGTAGCTAGATACCGTGAAATACTTCGCGAGACTGAAATGTATAAAGAATACCTGAAACTGGTATATTTTATGAGAGGGGTAAGAAGTTTGGAAGCATTAAAAGATATTATAAGAAAGGGTGAAATGACAAGCGAATATTGGGGCGACGAATGGGCACTATCTAGTTTAGAACTTATTTTAAATATTAAATTTATTGTATTATCATATCGTGACTATATGGAACAAAATAAAAAACCATATACGGAATCTAATGTTATTATATGCGGTAGCGATGTTGGTGAAAAACGAAAAAGTGAAATAGAGATGATGATGATGCAAGGCAAAAAGGGTGTGGGGGGTGTTGGAGCTATGGGGGCTCAGAGTGAAAGAGACGTAAGAGAAGCGAGAGATAAATCGAAATTCGAAGAATCAACAGTTATTAATCCAGATTATTATATTATTCTTTCGCATACAGGTTCGCACTATGAATTGGCGACATATCGTGATACTGCAATTTTTACATTCCCCGAAATCCCTTTTTGTGTTAAACTGCAAATTGCAAATAGATGTATTGAGTCGTCTAGAGGAAACCTTGAATCCTTTTCAGGTGCATACCAGAAAATCCCGCAATTTATTCTATTTTATCAACAGGAGTTAGGATTGGGAGATATAGCAAAATCTGCGCAAGGAGGAGGAGCAGATGCGAACCATGTACTTACTGCAAATCCACATTTTAATCCATCTATTGTTTTAATGTATCATATAGGTTCGGCGGATGAACTTCCTGGACGTGCACAAGGTGATCATGTTTCAAATAAAGATAAAAAAGCATTTCTTCAGCTTATTGCTAGTGGTAAAGGTAAGAATAATTGGCGCAAAAAATTATCAAATGAATGGTGCGAGCCTTTTACACTTGATGGGCATAGGTGGCTTTCGGTTGAGCATTATTACCAGGCAAATAAATTTTTAAAACGGGCTCCTGAATTTTATTTGTTATTTACAATGGATGCAAACAAAAAGAGTAAATATTATGACGAAACTTCAATATTATCGCGTATATCACAGGATGTAGATTTAGCTAAAGTTGCAGGTAAGAAAACGCCAAATACAACAATAGATGGTAAGAAAGTTAGTCTTCGTCCCGATGATGTAGATATTGATTCCGAGTTTTTTAATGGACGAAATACACGTGTGCTTGAAGATGGAACTATGGCGAAATTTAATAATAATGATGAACTTGCTAAAATCCTTCTTATGACAAATAATGCAAAATTAACAAATTATGTTTTCTCAAAACCACCTACGGTTTCAATTCATTTAATGCGTGTTCGCTCCAAATTAAGGACAAAAAAAGGGGGCATAAATGTATTTGAAACTATTGAGGAGTAATGAGTAATGCAAAATATAGGGAAAAAAATATAGTATTATATTAGTAATACATATACTACTATATCGTAAATACACATGGAATATGCGATTCCCACCCCCAGCCCCAATCTTTCTTCAAATAATGAAGAATATAATTTTTTAAAAATGATGCAACAAAATGATTCAACATATAATAAAGTTAAAAAAATGAATAAAACACAATTGTCGAATAATTCTAAAAATCCAAGACAGTCAGAAATAAATGAACAGTTATTAAATTTGTATACCGAAATAGATATAGAATATAATAATTTTAAAAATAAATTATCATCTACATGTTTCAAACATAAATTAATAAATATAGACAAAATCAACCGAACATTGAACCAATCGATATTGAACCAATCGATATTGAACCAATCGATATTGAAAAGTTCATATATACCTTCTAAAATTGTAAAATTTATTAAAGAAAAATCTAAAATAGTATTAGAATATAATTGCGGGTTAGATAATGGGAGAACAGTAAAAATAAATTTTATAATATTTGAGAATAGCAATTATGAAATAAATAATATAAAAAAGAAAAGTGCATCTTATTTTAAAAATTGTGTATTAAAAATATACATATGGTTAAGTATTTTATCAAAATATGCCGATGCAGAATGCGGTAAAAATTTAGAGTGTTTTATTTATTTAACACCATTTAAAAGAAAACTACCCAAAGTGGAAAATAATGATAGTCGTGATAGCGTCGATGACGACCATGACGACGAAGACGACCATGAAGGTGGCGACCACGAACATGGCCATAATGAGAAGGTGTTTAAACCCCTTCATGTTAATGGAGGCGTTTCCGATGTATGTCAAACCAATGGGCAGATTGTAGTATATAGAAAAGAAGAATGGTTTAAAGTATTTATGCACGAAACTATGCACAACTATGGTATGGATTTTTCTACACTAGATGTATCATCCGCTAACAGAAAACTTAAAACTATTTTTTCGATACAAACGCATATTAAAATATTTGAATCATATTGCGAAATATGGGCTAGAATTATGAATGTGTTTTTTGAATGCTATTTTGATATTCATAGGCATAGTTTAGCTTTATTTAAACCTTTAACTACTAGGAAAAAAATTACAAATAATTTACATAGACAGCACACATTTTCTTTAAAAAAACAACCACATATAGTTACATCTACTCGTGACAATAAAGATAAGAAAAATATATTTTTAAATATGTTTTATAATTTTATGCAACACGAATCGGTTTTTTCATTATTTCAATGTGTTAAAATTTTGAATTTTATGGGACTTGATTATAATATTATTTCAACATGCAATGCCGCAAACAATAGTATAGTGAAAAAATTCTATAAAGAAGAGACAAATGTTTTTGCTTACTATATTATTGTGGCAATTTTAATATCCAATTTTAACAATTTCATACTATGGTGTATCGATAACAATACAAATTTAATAAATTTTAAACAGGAACAGAGTAGTATTGATAGTTTTATTCGTTTTATTAGTGAAAATTATAAAAATAATGATTTATTAAAATCTATTGTTGGATTAGAGCATAAGTTGGCAAATCGTGTATCTAGTCACGATGTATCCAATGATAAAATATTATTAAATACGATGCGAATGACAGTTATTAGTGGGGGGTGATATATTCAAAAGTGCAGTTTTCTCTTTTTATTTTATTTTTTCTCCACTCGATTGATGCATCTATGAAATCGATGTTATGTATATGTTTACTATTTGTATTACTTGTATTTGTATTTAGACGCGGATATGATTGCTGTGATTGCTGTGATTGCTGTGATTGACGGAGTTGATTTCTTGTAAGTGCCATGGATGGACGACACGGGTTGTATAGGTTTGATAATCCAAATTTATATTTTGTGTAGTTTGTATAGTTTGTATACATTGTAGTATTGTTTATATGTAGATATAAGTATATCAATTTCTTTTTCTAAAAAATTGATGTATAAAATGTATAATACATAATATATAGTATACAACACGAGATAATATTCACATATAGGAACTAAAAGGTAAGAACATGGGAATTCGCATGTTGAACAAGTTTCTTCAAGAAAAATGCAAAGATTCTATATCATGTATCCATTTGTCCTCTTTATCAGGAAAGAAAATTGTAGTCGATATTAGCATATATCTTTATAAATTTCTTAGCGAAGGTGCATTATTAGAAAATTTATATTTAATGATTTCGATTTTTAGAGAACACAATATAACACCGATTTTCATATTCGATGGCAAACCGCCTTCTGAAAAAAATGATACGATCGCATTTCGTAAAAAGAATAAAAAGAATGCACGTGAAGAATACTATCGTTTGAAGCAAATATTAGATGGTATCGAATCTGATGCTGAATCAAGTAAAGAATCAGATACTGTTTCAAAATGCGTAAATAATATAGACAAGACGGTTGTAGAATATGATGAAGAGACATCAATTACTATTCAGACAAATAGTGTAGAAATTCGCAACATGATGGAACGATTGAAGAAGAAATTCGTGATTCTCAAATCCGAACATATTCAAAATGCAAAAACATTGTTACAGGCTTATGGAATGACGTATTATGAATCACCAGGAGAAGCAGATATGCTTTGTGCAAAACTTGTTTCGAAAAATATAGTATACGCGTGTCTAAGCGAGGATACGGATATGTTTGTATATGGTTGTAATCGTGTTCTTCGTTATGTGAGTTTGACATGTTCAACTGCAATTTTATACGATTTTCAGGGAATTCTAAAAACATTAGATATGAATATATACGAGTTTAGGCAATTATGTATTATGTTTGGATGCGATTATTTACCGCACAATAAAACACAAAATTATAAAAATATGACAATATTTAACTCATATAAGATGTTCAAAAAATATAAAGAATATTGTAAAATTGTAAATGAAATTGTAGTATGTGATGTTGAGACTCAGGGTAGGGATGGGGATGGGGATGGGGGTGTGGCTGAGGCTGGGGTTGGAGTTGAAGATGATAAACAATGCTTTTATAAATGGTTACTAAATGAAAATACTGATTTGGTTACATATATTCAAAATGCTTCAAAAATCATAGATTTATTCGATATTACACATTATGATAATTTAGAATTGTATGATAATATAAAAATAATAAATGGCCCAATTGATTATAAAAGACTAATAGAAGTGATGGAAAAAGAAAACTTTATATTTATGAATAGATAATACCTTGTATAGTATAATTATATATACTTTATGTGTAAAAATATATAAAATAAAATATATATATACTATATAAAATGAAATTCGGTCATATTGTTCACGAAGTCGGTCATGTTGTTCACGAAGGTCTTGAAATCACTAGCCATCTTGGTGGTGCTGTAGGCAATGCTAGTTCCACTATTTTGGATGCTGGTTCGGCTATTCACGATTTCCAACACCACGATTATGTCGGTGGTGTTATTGAGTCAGGTGAAACTATTTATCATGGGATTGAAACTTATGGGGATGTCGTATCAGGCGACTGGTTGTAAATATTATTTTTTATTTATTATTTATTTAAGAATATTTGTAAAAATGACATAGAGGTTTATGTCATTTTTAGTGATTTTGTTTTATAATTTTTAGTGATTTTGTTTTATAATTTTTAGTGATTTTGTTTTATAATTTTTAGTGATTTTGTTTTATAATCTCAAAATTGTCTAAGAAGATGCGACGGCAACGGCAGGAGTAGCCTTGGCAAAGTGAGGAGACATGTATCTCTGAAGGTTGAAGTAGGTAAGCTCATCACCTTTCTTCATCTGAAGAAGAGAGCGCAACTTGGTATCGGGATTAATCTTGCGACCATTCTCCTTATCCTGAAGACTGTGAGTCCTGATGTAGGCGTTAATCTCACGAGTTACCTCAGTGCGAGCCCACTCAGTGCCAACGGGCTTTCCGAGAAAGTCAGCCAACTCCTTTGAAATAAGAGTGGGCTTTACGAAGCCAGAAGGAGCACGGTTACCAGACTTGCGCTTACGCCTGCAAGCCTTTTGAGCAGCACGCATCTCACGAGCAGCATGACGCTCCAAGGTTCGGAAATCACTGCGGAGAGATGAAATCCCAGAACTCAGTGCCTGGAGTTTAGAACCGAACTCTCCAAACAACGTAGAAAGAGATGAAACCTCGCTGACAACAGCATCAGAAGAAGCATCAGTTACAACGGGTGCAGAAGTAGGAGTAGGAGTAGACGCTACAGGAGTAGCATCAGTCTTGGCAGGAGCGGACTTGGGAGCCTTAGCAGGCTTGGAGACGGGAGCAGGAGCAGGAGCGGAGACGGGAGTCGACGCGGTAGCAGTAGAAGCTGCAGTAGTAGTGGTGGGTGCCGAAGCAGTGGAGGAGGAAGTTTTCTTTGCCATCTTGTTGTTGGTATACATTACTATGCGAGCTCTATTTAAGTATTTTTAGACATTATATATTATATTTATTATATGTCTTAAAATATGTTCTCTATTATCGTCTAAAATAATAATAAACTCGCGTTTATTATTATATTCATATTATTAAGGAATATATACAACTGATTCATATAACCATGGCATTGCATCTCTTGCTTGTTGACTTACTAATGTAAGAGCAGACAATACATAAAATGAGCCAAGCATTTTGTTATCTATATCTATTGCTGATTTTACAAGATTTTCAATTATTTGCACATTATATTTTATCAGTGTTTCAATTGAAAGATTATTCAAATGAATAGGTGTTGCGATATTTGTAAAATATGGAGTACCTAGGAAGGGTGTGCCATGAGGAGGACATATTTCATTTTTCTTCTCATGAGATAATTGTGCTCTATAATTCCAAATATCAACTAACTCTCTAGCGAATCTGATATGTGATTGTCTTGTCAGATCGATAAACCATTCGGAATTTGCATAGTTTCCATATGAATTGATCGTCTGAAATAAATCCAGTATTTTTAATTCCATTCGTTTTTTAGGATCTACTATTTCATTCTTTATTTCGATTTCGATGGGTTGTTTTAATATTTTAGATAAAAGTATCACACTTGTCACAGCCTGTTTTACTTTATTAGTAATTTCATTCCTATTATACGGATTTTTTACACCATTACCCTCTTTTATCATTAAATTGTATAGAGAAATAATATTAAATCCATATATAAAATCATCCTCATCCTTGTAACTATAAAATTGTGTCGCCGAAATCTCATCCATTTCATCCATTGTATAAAAATCTGTATCATTTGTGCATATTTTTCTATTTTTAAATGCAGGACCTCTCAATTTATTTAACTTCCTTTGTAAATAACCTCTGAACACTTTCTGAATTTTAATTGGCTGCACAGAATTTTTACAATACTCGTATAAACGGTTTGTTAATTCCTCTTTATTACCCCCTCTAGTTATCTTGTATTGTAAACATAATTTTTTTAATTCATCTAGTTTATACTTAACCGTGAGTAAATTATTATAATTTTTCATAGACAGTTCTTCTCGTTTTTTTACTATCGTATTTTTTTTACTAGTATTCTTGGTATTATTGATAATATTATTATCACTCCTTTTGTCATTCGATAGTTCATTTTCTTTTTTCGTTTTTGAATTTATTACATTCTCACTCTTCTCATGCTTCTCACTCTTCATACGCTTACCATTCTTATTAATTGGTTGATTGATTAACTCTTCTATCAAATCATCGATGTGAATTACGTTTACTATTTCATTTATAACATTATTAGCATTTATAACATTATTAGCATTTGCATTTACAACACCATATATGGTGTTTTCATGTATTACACTCGGGGGTGACGACATTATATGAATGTATGTTATTCCTATATATTAGCAATATTTTTTTAATATCTTATAATACAATACATTACAATAGATACAATAGATACAATAGATACAATAGATAATAATAGATAATAAAAGATAATAATAGATAATAATAGATAATAATAGATAATAATAGATAATAATAGATAACAATAAATATAATTGTGTATATTTATTGTTAGTGTTAGAGTTAGTGTTAGTTGTAAGATTATGACTACATATAAACAAATATATGATCGTTATTACAATTTTTAACAATCATGATTTTATATTTTATTTTATAATTTTACATCTAGTTTCGTATTTCACATTTATTATATTTTTTGATGATTTTACCAAAACAGAAAATTGAACTCACTATAAAAGATATTAATATACTGCACGAACAAATCGCAAAGCCAATCGCAAAACCAACCACCAAGCCAATATAATGTCAGCTCAATCAGCAAAGTCTTCATATTCAACCAAGCCCTCTACTGTAAAGGAAATCCTTTCCGGTGAGACTTTCAATGCCGACAAGGATACCAAATACTCTAAGCCCAAAGTTAATTCTTCAGGTGGTAAGAGTGTAGGCATCGTCAATTCTTCAACTAATGGGGCAACATATGTCTCAACTCCTCTCATGATGACATGGGGTGTATCTGAGTTCGCCGATAAGAAGACCGGCGAAAAAACATACAGCATGTCTCTCCAATTCCCCGGCGATGAATACAATACGCCTGAAATCACCAAGTTCCGTGCAAATATCGCCAAGTTCGAGGAGAAAATCAAAGCCGATGCTCTCACAAACCAAAAGGAATGGTTCGGAAAGTCAACCATGACGAAGGATCATGTCGACATGTTCTGGACTCCTATCCTCAAATACGCAAAGGGCGAAAACGGCGAGCCCGATCACAAGAAGAACCCTACCCTCAATGTCAAGATTCCCATCTGGGAGGGTGTATGGAATATCGAGCTTTTCGATACTCAGTCTCGCAAGATCTTCCCTGATTCATCCAACGAGCATCTGACACCTCTCGATATGATTGCAAAGGGTTCTCATGTTGCCGTCGTTCTGCAATGCGGAGGTGTATGGTTCGCTGGTGGTAAGTTCGGCGTTACCTGGAAGCTCTTCCAAGCTATCGTCAAGCCCAAGACAACTCTTCGCGGCAAGTGTCACATTCAGCTGTCATGTGATGACAAGAAGATTGTAGAGACGCAGGAGATCGATACTGTCAGCGACGATGATGTGCCATCTGCAACACACGCCGAAGATTCTGATGAGGAGGAAGATGAGGAGGAAGAGAGTCCTGCTCCTGCAAAGACGGCATCATATGCTGCTCCTGCTCCTGCACCTACGCCCGCTCCTGCTGCTCCTGCTTCTTCAGCTTCCGATGATTCAAGTGCTGGAGCCGGTGTCAAGAAAGTCGTAAAGAAGATTGTCAAGAAGTAAAACAGATTAAACATTAGGACGAAGACAACGACACTGAAAACAAAACAGTAAGCATAAGCATAACAAATGGTTATGTAATATACACAGGTATGTAATTTAAATGTTTGTAAAATTGTGTATAAATTAAAAACATAAAACTAACACATTCTATACAGGTATACAATATTTTTTTACTGTTTATATTTACTTGATGCATATTCAGAATATTTTTGTCCAAATGCATTTTGCAATAATAAAATATAATTTTTAATAATTTCATCATATGATACATTATCTTTTTCAACCATATTCAAAAGTTCTGTAAACCCGCTAATTAAATCATTAATGATTTTACTATATGATGTATTATGTGGTTGTTTTAATATTTTCGATAATATATTTATTATACTTCTAAATAAAGTTATATAATCTTGGTTTTTATCACTATACCCTTTATATTTTCGAGACTCTCCATCCCCATAGTCTATAATTTTTACACAATGAGGGGTATCTAAAGAAATAGGCTCTTTTAAATATATAGAATCGGTATTCAATGTTTTATGAATAATATTGCTACCAATCATTTTTTTTATACCAACAATCACATTGGTAAGAAGACAAAACAAAATACTAGGTTCAGGAATTGTTTTTTCATCTTTATGAACTCCAAACGCATTTTTTAAATAATACGATAAATTATGAACACCGCAAAAAGCAATATTAAAAACAAAAAATTCATCAGTCGTATAGCTCGGTTTTGTTAAAGAACATTGCGAAAAATCGGAAGGTATATGCTCATTTTTTAATTCAAATGCATCGATAAGCAAACTGTGAAATAATCCTTTTGGATCTATTTCTTTCATTTTTTTAAGAATCTTATACTCATGTCTATATTCACTAAATGCATTATTTTTAAGAACTACTTTTGAAACAATTTCATTACTGCTACTGTTTTTATTAGTGCTTGTAAGATCAGGACGATAAACACATCCGTAATTCCCCTGTCCTATTAATTTTCCACCAGTGAATATTCTACGCTTATTTATGTGTATAGTTTTATTTTTATTTTTATTTTTATTTTTTTTAGTTAGATTTGCTTTATTTGCTCTTTTTGCTTTATATTTTTTATACCTTTTATTTTTTTTATATGTTTTTTTCATAATGGAACGAACCTAATATGTATATATATGTATATATATTACAATATATTACAATATATATTACAATATTAATTTATTTTTTATCTATTAGTATTTCTTTACCTATATTTTTTATTATTTTTCTTTCATAGTTGTTATAATTCTCAATCGGTTCACATATTGAGCGCATCATTGTTAAATACTCTATTTGTTTCCTTTCTGTTTCTATCCAGTCTGGATTATCTATTGCCCATTTTTGCAATGCGGTTCTCTCCTTGTCTGCAATTTTTACAATCGTGTTTTTCATCATCTCATGATTCTCATCTTTTTGCCACTTGTCTTCATCTTTTATATACATGATGTCACGTTTTATATCCGTGCAATGAATAG